ATGCACATCTGGTGGAAAATGGATTTACCGCCAAAATTTGGGCCAGCAATAAGCGAATAAGAGTTAGCCCTAAGCCCTTTCTCCGCCCTGCGCTCGACTCTAATAGCGGGCAGGTTTCCGACATCACCGTCGATTATCTGCAAACGGCCATTGACGACCTGATCGCCAAGGGCAAAATCAGCCCCGACATGGGGAGTGATACATGAGTGCCCTTGGCAAACTTCTGCGCACCTACCTCGTCGGTCGCACCGACTACTCTACGACCATACCCGGTGGCATATCACCAGAGAATGCGCCAGTGGGCTCATCGCTGCCCTATGTGGTCTATCAGGGCATTAGCACTCAGCGACAGATGTTCTTGAGGGGCACACCAGCGGTGATCACAGAGCGTGTTACGCTGACGGCAGTGGCTGAGACTCGATCGAGTGCGCAGGGCGTCCTAGTGTGGATCGCAGAGCAGATCGAGGCTACACCGGGACGCCATACAGTTTCAGGCGTGACCATCCATCACTGGCGCATCGAGGAAGCGCAGGATCAATCCGAGCTTGGGGGAGATGGGACCGACGAGCTAGCACGGCTGACTACAATTGACGTAGTTGGCACATACCAGTAAAGGAGTCTCGACATGCCAAATGTACTAGGACCGGGAACGACCGCAGCCTATGCGACGCTGAGCAGCAGCACCGCAGGCACTACAGCAGCTTTGAGCGGGCTGATCAGCATCGCAGCCAACGCGCGATCTACGACGTTCGCCGATGTGACCGCACTAAGCGACACGAAAATGCAACGTGTGCCCGTCAGAAATGACCCAGGCACAGTGCAATTCACACTGTATCTCGACGATACCGCGACTGCGACTAACCTGCTGAGTCTGCTCGATACTCGTCGGCTCGCCAAGGTTCACACTCGCGTGACCGTCGATCTTGGTGGTGCAAACATTGATACAATTGCAGTGTACGATGGATACATCAGCGAGATCGGGTATCCTGATATTGGCGCTACAGACGAGGCGCTGAGGTACACGGTAACACTGCAACTGAGCGACAAGAGTAACACCTAATGCCACTAGACAGAGCAGCAATTATTGGAATGGCAAAGCCCCGCATCGTCACGATCTTCGTGCCGGAGTGGGGCGGAGATGTATGTTTGCGAGAGATCACAGCAGGCCAGCGCGACCAGTGGGACGCGTGGCAAATTGAAAATGAGGGCGCGGCACGATACGCCAACATTCGCGCCCGTCTGCTGGTGCTCACCATCTGCGACGAGCAGGGTGCGCGCCTATTTGCCGACAAAGATATCGACATCGTCAGCAGCATGCCTGCTCAGACGATCGATAGGCTCTGGGACGCATCCTGCAAGCTTGTAGGACTGCGCCCTGAGGACGTGGAAAAAAACTAGCCAAGCGCCCGCTAAGGCGGGTGCTATTTCGGCTCGCTGGCCATCTCGGCATGACGGTCGGCGAGATCGAGGAGCGGATGAGTAGCACAGAGCTGGCTGAGTGGGTCGCACTCATAAGGCTCGATCCTTGGGGCTACTACCGCAGTGACCTACAGCATGCGTTGTCGGCATGGGCACCGATGGCGGCGTGGTCCAAGGGTGCTAAGGTCACAGATTTCTTGCCTCGCGATCTCTGCGCAGAGATGCAGGCAGAGAATACAACACTCACGGCACTGGTCGAGACCGGGGCCAAGGTCATGACTAGGGAGCAGGCATATGGCTAGTATCGCTAAGCTCTCGGTACAGATGGCGTGGCAGGGCGCTGAGCTGACTAAGGGCGCTGCTGATGCCAGCAAAGACCTTAAGAATGTAGGAGACAAAGCAAAGAAAACTAAAGAAGAGCTCGAGGCGCTTAAGAAAGAAAAAGACAAGCTAGGCGAGAAAAAACTAAACTTAGCAGAATCACTAGGCCTTAAATCTTTGAACGATGTTAAAGGCCTGCTGGACATGGCACGCGGCGTGTTCCAATTCTTCGTTGGCCTGCCTATCCAAGGTGCCGTATCCATTCTGAGAATGGGTGGCGCTCTCGAGACGATGACCATCCGCGCCCAATACGCTGCCAAATCAATCGAGGCTGGCAATAAAGTAATCAAGGATCTACGCGACCTTAGCAGCAGCAGTGGCGTGCCATTGCAGGATCTGGCCAAGGCATTTGAACAATTCACGGCTGCTGGCATAAGCACGGCAGGCGCATCGACAATCCTAGCCAATGCGGGCAACGCCATCGAGCTGCTCGGTGGTGGGGCTTCTGGTGCTCAGGCAGTTGCTGCCGCAATCACTGAGATCCGTGGCGCAGCCATCGCCACTGACGGGCCGCTCAAAACATTGCAACGAGGTGGGCTAAAGGTATTTGAAGCACTGGCTCAAGAGCTTGAGGCAGTCACGGGCAATGCCTACTCGGTCGAGGAGGCAATGGCTGCCGTGCAGCAAGGCTCGGTGAGCAGTGCAACGGCAGTACGCGCAGTATTCAGAGCCAGCAATTCAGCAGAGGCTAAGGCAGCCGCTGAAGCATTTGGCGCGTCATTTGACGGGCAATTGCGACAATTGTCGTCAGGCTTCAATGATCTGCTCACAGAAATAGGCAAGCAGATGCTTGCCATATTACAGCCAGAAAAAGCATTTGCTGCGCTTAAGGGCGCTTTTCAGGGCGTCAAAGAAGTCGTTCAAGAGATCGCCGCGGCGTTCTTGCCCGTGGTTGATCCCAAGGATAAAGCAGCAGGGCTAGCCTCTATATTTGAGTCGAGCAAGCAGATTGCCAAGGATGTTGTCAATAAATTGGTCGAGGGTATTACTCAGCTAAAGGGCATGTTTGACGAGGTAGTTGCTGGCATACGCAAATTGATGCAGGACTACCAAGGCATGACCGCAGGCAAAGTCGCAACCAGCGCTGCCACAACAGTCGTCACCGCGCCATTTGAGATTGGCAAGGCCATGACTATGGCAGTTGGAGATTTTGTCAAAGGGCCGCGTGTCGATCCAAATAGACCAGGGCAGATGACGATTGGCGATGAGGTGCGAGCCCAAATAAAACTTGAGAAAGAGATAGCGTCAAAATCAAATCTTGCTTTGATTTCTGCGATGTCATCATTTTTGCAACTCAATAATGAGCTGCCCAAAGTAGGAGTCAGTGCCGAGGAGGCTGCGGTCAACGCAAAGAATCTGGCATATCAGCAAAAACTCAACGCTCAATTTGCTCTAGAGCAAGCTGAGAATGAGAAAAAAGCTAATCTTGATTTAGAGCTTGCCACCAAAGACAACGCCAAATTGACCGCGACTATACTAAATAACAATATGAGCATCACCGAGAAATTCGCCGAGATGACCGGCAATCTCGAGTCGATGATGGCGCAGGCAGCCAAGGGCAGCAAAGAATCTGCTGACAAATTGCGAGCAGCACAAACTAGAGTTGTGGGCAAGCAATTGCAAGACATGATCAAGCAATTTTCGACTCCTCAGGCAGGCACTGCGCAGGCGTTTGTGGCTGGCTCTGCCGGTGCTGCTGAGGCTCAGATCAGGGCGAGAGTCGAGGGCATGAATGCTCAGGCCGACCCGCAGAAGCAACTGGTCGCTGCTGCTGCTGAGGCTGCGCGGCAGGATGCGATCCAAACTAAATTGCAGGAGCGTCTAGTCGCTGCGGCTGAGAAGGCAAATATCATTAAGCCCGGCACTCTGGTCATCCCTAAATAAGGAGGCGACATGGCGTATACACTGTTCAGCGAGGTCGCCGAGGGGCGCACGGCATCCGTCGATCAGAAATTTAATCGCACTTATACTCGTGTATTTCTGGTGCGCACTGACGCGGCGACATACGGGCCAGCGTACGCTGCATCGCATCCATCGCTGCCGGTCATATTTAGCGCGCACAATGAGGACTCTGACGCGTACTGTCTGAGCATCAGCCCGTCTCAGGATCAGGGCGATCCTACGCTCTGGCGCATCAGCGTCAACTATGGCTACAACATCGATGCACCATCGGCAGCATCTGCCCCATCGGGCGACCCTGCCGTCGAAACTCAGCAAACTGGTCAAGCACCCGCGGATCGTGTGGAGAATCCGCTCTCTAGGCCGAGGGATTACAGCGTCTCGACGACATCGTACCCGCTCGGCGTGATGTTCGATCGCTCTGGTACGCTGATCCGCAACTCTGCCAAAGATCCATTTCTGCCCGTGCCGGAGATAGTCAAGGGCGGCGCATCGATCACGGTAGGGCTCAACTCTGTAAACTCTCCATCGGCAGCGTGGATCGGATCAATCGGCACGGTTAATGCAAGCTCATACACGGTCGGTCCGTATGTAATCGGCACAGCATTGGCTAAGCTCAATAGTGTTAGTGCCAATCTGGTTTACGAGAATAATGTCAGCTATTGGCGCTGGACGCTAGTCTTTGAATATCGACCTAATGGCTGGACTCATGTCGTCAACGATATGGGCATGTTCAAGCTCGTATCAGGCGAGCGTAAGCCGATCGATTACAACGGAGTCAATGTGACTGTACCCGTCAATCTCGACGGCGCAGGTCTACCGCTGGCACCTGCGAGTAGTCCTATCCCGTTGACGTTCGACATTTACCCGCGTACTACATTTCCATCACTCTAGGAGGCCCGTAGACGATGGCTGGCTATCTCCTAGACGACCAATCAATCGCGCGCCTCGCCACGCTCCTGCGTGAGTATGAGGCGGGCAATCTGGCCAATCGTGACCGCAACGTCATGCCTCGAAATGGGCCGAGCTACCCGATCGTGCATGTGGTGCGTGTCACATCGACGACGCCAACATCAGGGTACTATCCGGGTAAATTGCTGACCTACGTTGCCGATACCGACACGTGGACCGACGATGTCGATATCAAAATCAAGGACATCAACGGCGGTGTGCCGTCAGTGCAAAGATACCTAGGCAGGTATGCGGGCATCAACAGCTACGGCAATCCGGTGTACATGGTTATTCTCTCGGGTGGCGGCGGCGGCGGCGCAATCCTGTCGATCGACGTAGTGACATCCCTGCAATGTGTCGATGGCGAGATGCTGCCTAACTGGACGACACTCTGTATTCCCGGTGCAAATATATGCACTACTACAACGACCACTACGACGACCAGTACCGCAGCACCAACGACGACTAGCACGACCTCCACGGGAGGCATGTACTGATGAGTACGATGCCTCCAACGACCTCGAGCACGTCGAGTAGTAGCTCGTCTAGTAGCTCGTCATCGACAACCTCGAGCACGACTACCAGCACGACCACGACAAGCACAACGACCAGCACAACCACGACGACAACAACTCCGTGTCCTGACTCGTGTATCTACATCTGGACTATGGGCTCATGGTTGCTTGTCTCCGGCAACTGTGGCGCAGGGTGTTTCTGCTGGGTGCCATCGACTCCAGGCATCGAAGGCGCGGTAGCAGTCGAGAGCTGCCGAGACTCTGTCCAGCCGACAACGACCAGCACGACCACCACGCCGACATGCGAGAACTCTGGATGTAGCTACGTGTGGATGTCCGGCATGTGGGTCTCGGTGGCTATTTGCCTTGAGGGGTGTACCTGCGCAGGCCCGTCATATGATGGCACAACCGAGGGCGAAGAGGCCACGACATCATGCGTCGGCACATCGACCACGACCACAAGCAGCACGCCGGGAGCATGCGAATATCAGACATGTATTTATCGATGGAATGGTAGCGCATGGGTCAGCGCTCTCGCATGTCCAGACGGGTGCTACTGTGGATCGCCTCCAGCGCGAGCAGGCGCATTTGTCAATGAGTACGTGAGCGCTAGCTGCCAAAGCACGCCACCGACAACTACTACTACCACGACCGCGGCACCAACGACAACTACGACTACCAGCACTGGTACTGGCACAACAACCAGCACAACGACAAGCACGACCACGACGACGACAACGCCATGCGCTGACAGATGCTGCATTAGAGATGTGTACTACGCTAATGGCACAACAAATTCCGTATCTGTCACAAATGATTGCATAGGGACATGCACTTGCAACTTGCAGAATCAACCGGCTTATGGTTTCTCTGCACCTGCTCAATGGCGTGTCTATGCCCCATGTGGCACAACCGTTTATCCTCAAGTCACTACGACGACATCTACCGAGCCACCATGCGCTGGCACATGCACTTGGCGATGGTCGGCAGTCAGCGAACAATGGATACCATATGGGGCATCTGGCAGTTATCAGGATTGGAATAAATGTCGGTCAGTTGTTCAAGTTGGCAATAATTTTGTATATAGAAAATGCTCATGTATCTATCCCACAACGCCTGGAACGACAGACAACGAAATTACCACAACGAGCTGCGGCAAAATCGATTGCACCAATTGTGGCTGTGCCGATAGGTGGTGGTGCGATGATAGTGGCGTGGCCAAACGAAGGCCTAATACGCTCACAGTGACATTCCACGACGACGATGGTGTATGGCCCTGCATGGATGGAGTGACGCTGACGCTAATCAGGCCTGAGCAGAGCAGCCTTGTCAGGCCTGCCTACATGCTTGGCGCAATGGTCGAAGTGCCAGCATGCGCACCGAGCTTATTTAATTCGACATCGGGCGATCCTATTAGATTTAGATGCGACACCGCATGTGGTGGAGTGCCCGGATACCACGGAACGTCTGCCGGAGTTGCAAAAACATTGTGGATAACCAATTTTGATTTGTGGCCAAAAAGTTACGGATATGGCTACCGTGTTAGAACAACAGGTGGCTACGCAGCAACACCAATTTATAATAACTGCACTTGTGGCACTGAAACAATTAGCAAGAAAGCTACAGAGTTCGGTGTGTTTGCAGGCATTGGTACCTACATGCGATCAGGAGCAAATGGAGCCATCGGCACTATGTGCACCGTTCAAACAATGGCAGCGTTTGCTCAAAGGTGTGGTTATACAAACCCATTTGAATCTTATCCACTAGCTGGCAATTGTGTTTTTGATTCGTGCAGTCCAGTTAGTTATACGGGCAGCTTTACCGTAGCTGAATTTGTATCCTTTTTTGCTGTCGGAGCTGGAGAATTCTACACGCTTAATTATGGCGCTACCGCAGGATCAATCTACTACACGATCACGGAGTGACGATGTTTTTGCCGTGCAAGCATACAACTCCACGCGATGGCTGCCGGATCTGCTGGCTTAGTCAGAATGATGAGCGTTATGCCCAGCTCTGGTCTGCCGATGTAGGTGCCCGCAGGGTGACATATGCACCAGCTCCTGACAGATCTCCGGGCCTAAATCCTGACCAGCTCGAGATGCTCCGCAAGATCAAGCTTCACATGGCCTCGCCATGCCAGCATCTAGGCGAAGCGCTCGAGGCCAAGCCCTCATGTGGCTGCGGCGGCACATTGGCAATCCTGCACGTGTGTGGTAGACATGATCGCTGTAGGATATCATCGCGGGATCAGTCGCAGCGCAACTGCATAACATGCGATGACTACGAGCCGAGAGTACCAGATGCGAATTGACCTCACGATTGGCATGGCGACCTATGACGACCCTCAGGGTGTCTGGTGGACCCTATCCTCGCTGCGCATGCACCACCAGCTCGACGGTGTGGAGCTGCTGGTCGTCGATGATCACCCCGAGCCTAATCGTGGCGACATCCATCACGTCTGCGCTAATTCAAGAGCTCGATACGTTCATGCGCCCAAAGCCATGGGCCCAGCGCATGCGAAAAACTCCGTCTGGGAGCATGCGCAGGGCTCTCACGTCCTCGTCATCGACTGCCATGTGCTGCTTGTGCCTGGAGCGGTCGAGGCACTGGTAGCTGCTGCCCGCGCTGACGTGGTCGGGCGTGATATGTGGGTCGGCCCATTGCGCTCTGAGGCAGGCAATATCATCGCCACCGAGCTCAGCCCTGAGTTGCGCGGTGACTTTTTCGGCACGTGGCTAGTGGACTCGAGATACCCAGTCAGCGAGACACGCGAAGTGCACGCCCATGGCAGTGCTCTGTCGTTTATGCGTCGAGCCGACTGGCCGAAATTCTCGCAGCATTTCCGCGGCTTTGCTGGCGAGGAAGTTTATATCCACGACAAAGTACGTCACCATGGAGGCAAGGTGCTGTATCAGCCATGGCTAGGATGGTGCCATCGTTTCCCACGATTCGGTGCCGTTCCCTACAGCCTGACTCTCAACGACAAGCTACGCAACTACCTCATCGGCGCATATGAAATGGGCTGGAATATAACACAATTTAGAGAGTATTTCGGACGTAAGCTACCTCAAGCTCAGCGGCTTGAGGTTGAGCAGCAGGTGCTCGAGATCTACCCGCAAATATTCGACGGTCGGTACGACCATGTGCCAGCCGTCAAAACTCACGACTAGGAGTCAGTCATGGATGAGGTTAGCCGTTCGTTTGGGCCCCATGTCTGGCTGCTCTATGTCGTGCTCTGTGGTGTATCTGCCGCAGCGTGGTGGCTGGCTCAGAACATCCTTATCCCGGTGCGAGATGATCACCGGGAATTTCTGAAGGAATTGCGCGGCAGCATCAAGGACATTAGCAGCACGCAGCACGACCTTGCAGACACGGCAACTGTCATCTCCGCAAAAATCGATACACTAGGGTGCAGACCGCAACCCCGCAACTCAGGGATCACACCACAATGATGCTAGCAGCGCTGCTCGTGATAGGCCAGCTCGTCGTACCTGCTGAGGTGCGTGGCGAGGTGGCCGAGTTTGTTACGGTCATTGCCTCGACTGAAGGTAAGGTCGTCCGGTATGTTGCGCTCGATGCTGGCCTGCAAGTCTTCCCGAGCTCGCTACTAGCTAACCAGCGGGCGACAGTGGTGACCAGCGCCAAGCCCGGCAGGTATCGCCTACTCGCATATACCAGTGTTGCCGATGTCCCTACCGAGCCCGTCATCACGACAGTGATCATCGGTAGCTCGACTCCACCAGTACCGCCGATTGACACGCTCGCCGATGCGCTCGGCGGTATCTATGGCGGATCGCAGGAAAAAGACAAGGCCGCAACGCTCGCACGACTGCTGACGCTCTATCGGGCAGCGCCTGCGACTATCCGGTCGCCGACGATTACGACCACCGAGCAGCTCTACTCTGCCATGGTCGCCGCCCGGAAAAATGCTGGCATCGCTGACGCTGCCCTATCGCCCGTCAGAGAGCGCATCGCGGTCGAGTGGACCGCAGTCATGGGCGCAGACGATCGAGCCCTGACGCCTGAGCTACGCGACGCAGCAACCACATTATCCGCCCGCATCGTGTCAGCTCTGGAGACGATCCGATGAATAGCCAATATGTGCCGGGATGGGTAGACGATAAACAAGCCGTGGATGATATCGTCGCAACCTGCGTCGATGCAGACATCAGTAGTACGCCAATCGGCTCGACTCCTATCGAGGATCTGCCCGATCACGTTTATCTCTGGGATCTCGCCCGCAAGGCCACGGGCGCTCTGTTGCCCCCACGCAATCAGGGCAAGGTTGGTAGCTGCGTAGCGTTCGGCACTGCCCGCGCCATCGAGTACACGATGTGTGCCGAGATCGTGGCAGGCGAGTCTGAGCAGTACATACCGCTTGCAACTGAGCCGATCTACGGTGGTGCCCGCGTCGAGGTAGGCGGTGGCAGTATTCGCGGTGATGGCGCGATCGGCGCTAACGCTGCGGCTTGGGTGCGTGACTGGGGCGTGCTCGGCCGCGAGGAGTATCTGGGCATCGACCTGCGGGAATACTCAGAGTCTCGATGTCGTGAATACGGCAGCAAAGGTGTGCCGCTCGAGCTGGAGCAGATTGCAAAAATACATCCGGTGCGAGCCGTGACAAGAGTGCGCAACTGGCTCGACGCCAAAAAAGCATTGGCCAACGGCTACGGCATAGCGATGTGCTCGTCGCAGGGATTCACGATGACTCGAGATACCAACGGCATCGCCATGGCCGCTGGCACGTGGCAGCACTGCATGTGTCTCTGTGGTTACGCCACGATCACT